CTAAATGCCTTGTTTGGAGAAGAGTACAACAACTACGAAAATGAGCATGAAGAAATTTATGTAACTGAGAATTCTGAAAGAAGTTTTGAAGAAGAACTCAAGTTATCAGGTTTCGGAGCTGCTCCAGTAAAAGATGAAGGTTCAGCTATCAATTACGATACTGCACAAGAGTCTTTCGTAGCACGTTATACCCACGAAACAATTGCTATGGGGTATTCCATAACAGAAGAAGCAATGGAGGATAACCTTTATGTTTCTCTTTCTGGTAGATACACTAAAGCATTGGCTCGTGCAATGGCTTACACAAAACAAGTGAAAGCAGCGTTTCCATTAAATAATGGATTCTCTACAACTTTCTCTTCAGGTGATGGTGTTGCTTTATTTAGCACAGCTCACCCACTTGTAAGTGGTGGAACTAACAGCAATAGACCTTCTTCAGGTGCTGACTTGAATGAAACATCTCTCGAGGATGCAGTTATTCAAATTGGTAAATATACTGATGAAAGAGGTCTTAAAATTGCAGCCAGACCAAGAAAACTAATAGTACCATCTGACCTTCAGTTTGTTGCTACTAGATTATTGCAAAGTGACTTCAGAGTCGGAACTTCTGATAATGACATCAATGCAATCAAGACTAATGGAGTAATTCCAGAAGGCTTTACAGTCAACCACTATTTGACTGATACAAATGCTTTCTTTATTACTACTGACATTCCTGATGGCATGAAGCATTTTGTCAGAAGTCCTATGACTACATCTATGGATGGTGACTTTGATACTGGTAATGTTAGATACAAAGCTAGAGAAAGATATTCCTTTGGAGTATCTGACCCACTTGGTATCTTTGGTTCACCAGGTAGTTCGTAAGAACTTTAAGGGAGGCTCGCAAGAGTCTCCCTTTTTTTCGTCTAGGGTAATATTTTTCTATCGACTGACCTAGCAGACTCGCCAAGACGATAGACTTTTAAGGAGACTTAATAATGGCAAACTCAACTTTTTCAGGACCGCTAAGGTCCGAAAACGGCTTTTCAGTCGTTTCTAAAAATTCAACTACAGGAGCTATCACTACTGAATTCACCTTAGATGGTGATGGTATGAAAGTTACACCTGTAGCTCTTACTGATGCAGATACAACACTTACAGCAACTGCTAATGGTGGTCGTATTAATGTAGTTCCTGCTATTACAGCAGATAGAACACTTACACTACCAAGTCCTGCTGCAGGTGTTTACTTTAAATTTATTTATGGTGGAGCAGCAGAAGAAACAGAAAACCTTATTATTACAACAGGTTCAGATACTAATTTTTTCTTAGGAGGAATTATACATTTGGATTCTAATGCAGATAATCTTTCTGTTTATGCTGATGGTGATTCTAACTCTATTCTAACTTTAACTGACTTTGGTTTATTTGAAATCAATATATTAGGTAAAGATTCAACTAATTGGTATATTTGGGGCAATCAAGAAGGTGCAGATGTTCCAGCATTTACTGACCAACCTTAATAGGAGTAAATTATGGCTGATACAGTAACTTCACAAACCATTTTAGATGGTGAAAGAAACTGTATTATGAAGTTTACCAATGTCAGCGATGGCACAGGCGAATCCGCAGTAGCTAAAGTAGATGTTTCTGCTTTAAATTCTAACTCTGCAGGAGTTTCTTGCTCAGAAGTTAGAATTATGCGTATTAGCCATGCCATTGTTGGTATGTCAGTTCAATTGTTCTTTAATGCCTCTACTAATGTTCTTTTAATGGAACTAGCAGAAAGTAGTAATGGACATATGGACTTTCAAGACTTTGGTGGTATTCCTAATAATGCAGGTAGTGGTAAAAATGGAGATATTCTATTTACTACTAAAGGTCACAGTTCAGGAGATACTTATTCCATAGTATTAGAGATGGTTAAAGTATATTCTGATTAACAGGAATTTATTATGGCTAAAAGTAAAAGTAATGTAGTTTCAGAAACTGGTGAATTTCCACCTCAATATAAAGTTTTAAGCTTAGGAGATGATGGTATCTATAGACCTGTTTTTGGTCCTGACCCTGATTTAGAAGATGCACAACGTAAGTGTGATGAATTAAATGGAGTCAGAGCAAGAGATGAGGATGGTCACTTTGTGGCTGATGACCCGTCTACACCTGATGTAAATGAAGCTTATGTTGGTGGTAAAAAACCAAAAAAGAAAACTACTAAAAAAACAACAACCAAAAAGAAATCTACTAAAAAAAAGTAGTATCATTCTAATTTATAATACTCTGGTAAAACAGAGTATTATATTTATTTAACAGAGAGGAGATTATGGCAGGCAAAAAAACAACTAAAGGTATGGCTGGCGGTGGTAAAAGTAAAAATACTAAATACATGGCTGGTGGCGGAAGAAGCAAAAATACTAAATATATGGCTGGCGGTGGCATGAAAAAGTCAAAATACATGGCTGCTGGCGGTATGAAAACTGAAGTAGGAAAAGAAGCTAAAGTTGAACAATACAGAGATTATGTCAAAAGAATGTTCGGTGGCGGTATGACTACTAAAGGTTCTTCTGCTGGTGGTCGCAGAGATAAAAGGTCTTAAATTTATTTTTAGTGACTAAACGCAAAAGAGACAAATCTATACCTAGAACTACTAAGGGTAAAGGTGCAAACTTTAGACCCACCAAAGCTGGTGCTGGTATGACTAAGAAAGGAGTTGCTGCATATCGTAAAGCAAATCCTGGTTCTAAGTTACAGACAGCAGTTACAGGTAAAGTAAAAAAAGGTAGTAAAGCTGCTAAACGCAGAAAGTCTTACTGTGCAAGGTCACTTGGTCAATTAAAACGTAGTTCTGCTAAAACTAGAAATGACCCTAATTCTAGGATAAGACAGGCAAGAAGAAGATGGAAGTGCTAGTATGGTAATAAGTAGAGCGAATATGAGAAATCAAATTATGAAAGCTCCTGCTTCAAAAAAGAAGATTAGTAAAACTAAATCTGGAATAACAATAACTAGAATTAAGAAAAACTAATATGGCAACAAGCGGTACGCATACATTTAATTTAGATTTAAGCGATATTATGGAAGAGGCTTATGATATAGCTGGAGCTGAATTACGCTCTGGTTATAGCTATATGGGTGCTAAACGTGCTTTAAATTTAGTATTTCTAGAATGGCAAAACAAAGGTTTAAACTTATGGACTGTTGAACAAGGCACAGTAAGTTTATCTTCTGGCACTAGTAGTTATAGTCTTGATAGTTCTGCTATAGAAGTAATAGATGCTTTTATTAGAACGGATGCAGGTGATGTAGATAAACAGTTTGACCAAAGATTAAACAGAATATCCAGAACAGAATACAATCATCAAGCTAATAAACTAAATAAAGCTAAACCTACACAGTATTTTGTAGATAAAAATACAGGCACTTTACAAATTGTTTTGTGGTCAACACCAGATGATGCAGAAACTTATACTTTAGTTTATGACTATATACAAAAAATTGAAGATGCAGGAACAGTAGCAAGTAATAATGCAGACGTACCTGCTAGGTATTTACCATGTTTAACTTATGCTTTGGCATATAATTTAGCTTGTAAAATACCTGAAGCTGCACAACGAATTCCTATGATAAAACAACGATATGATGAATTATGGAATGAAGTTAGTGATGCTGATAGAGAAAGAGCAGCAGTAAGGTTTGTGCCTGATTTAGCAACTTATAGATAAAAATGGCATACGCAAGAGGTAAAAAAGCACTAGGACAATGTGATAGATGTGGCTTTACATATAAACTAAATGAACTGCAATATGAAATATTTGACAGTAAACGTAATGGATTAAGAGTTTGTTACGAATGTTTAGATGAAGACCATCCACAATTAAAGTTAGGTGATTTAAATATTGTTGACCCACAAAATTTATATAATCCTAGAGTTGATACAGGAGAAAAAGATTCAACTAGTTATTATGCTTTTGACCCTGTAGGTGGTGGTGTTACAGAATTTGGTTCAAGCACTATGGGTTTAGATATTAAAGGTGAAGTGGGTAAAGTTAAGGTAGTAATAACATGAGTTGGACATTCACAACATTAAAAACAGCAATACAAGATTACACACAAAATACAGAAACTACTTTTGTAACTAATCTGCCTACTCTTATAGTGCAGGCAGAAAATAGAATTATAAAATCAGTTGAATTACCTAACTTTAGAAAAAATGTTACAGGAACATTAACTTCAGGTAATCCTTATTTATCAACACCTACAGATTATTTATATCCTTTTTCTTTAGCAGTTTTAGATAGCAGTAATAATTATGATTATCTTTTAAACAAAGACGTTAGTTTTATTAGAGAGGCATATCCTTCTGCTAGCACAACAGGTAGTCCAAAATTTTATGCACAATTTGATGATGACACTTTTATAGTAGCTCCGTCACCTGATGCAAACTTGACAGTAGAATTACATTATTTTTACATACCTGAATCGATTACTGTAGCTTCAAGTGGCACTTCCTGGTTAGGAACTAATGCAACAGAAGCGTTGTTATATGCAAGTTTAGTAGAGGCTTACACTTTTATGAAAGGTGAGCCAGACATATTAACAAATTATGAAAATAGATTTAAAGAGGCTTTAGGTAGACTTACATTGGAATCAGATGGTTATAATCGTAAAGATGCTTTTAGAGATGGGTATAGGAAATTAAATGTTTAGTGTAAAAACAGAATCTACTATAGGGCAGGTAGCGGTACAAACTACACAAAATAAAGGTTTAAGTCCTGAATACTGGACTGAGAGAATATTAGAAAGATTAGTCTCAGTTAGTGATAATGCTGACCCTATGGTTAAAGCACAGGCAGAAGCTTTCAAAGAGCAAATAGAAAAGGTTATTTTAATTTATATAAAACAAGCTATTTTAAGTGACAGGTCGACAGTAGCAGGTATGCTAGAGAAACAAGGTCACAAAGAAATGGCAGATATTATAAGGAGGCTGTAATGGCAATATCACAAGCAATGTGTACTTCTTTCAAAAAAGAACTTTTGGAAGGTGTGCATAATTTTAAAAATTCGGGCGGTAGTACATTTAATCTAGCATTGTATACTAGTAGTGCGTCATTGGGAGCAGGTACTACTGCCTACACTACTTCTAATGAAGCTAGTGGAACTAATTACACAGCAAAAGGAGCTTCTCTAACTAGAGTAGACCCTACTACATCAAGCACAACTGCGTTTACAGATTTTGCAGATTTAACATTTAGTTCTGCAACCATTACTGCTAATGGAGCATTAATATTTAATGACTCAGCATCAGGCGACCCAGCAGTATGTGTATTGGCATTTGGTGGTGACAAAACATCTACCAATGGCGACTTTACAATTCAATTTCCAACAGCAGACGCATCAAACGCAATTATTAGAATAGCTTAATAAATGTCGGTTGGATGGGGTCGAGCTGGCTGGGGCGAAGGTCCTTGGGGTCAGCCTGCATCAGTTAGTGTAACTGTAAGTGTTACAGGTTCTGCTGGAACATCTGCATTAGGTGACGAAACTGTAATTGCTAAATCCTTAATAGCAGTTACAGGAATAGCAGCTACATCTGCTTTAGGAAGCGAAACTGTAGTAGCTACATCTTTGGTAACACCTACTGGAAATGCTGGAACATCTGCATTAGGTAGTGAAATTATTGTAGCTGAAGCTACAGTAAGTGTATCAGGAAATGCTGCTGTAAGTGCTGTAGGCAATTCGGTAGTTATAGGTGAAGCGGTACAAGGTGTATCTGCTGTAACTTCTACTTCTGGTCTTGGTGATGAAAGCGTTTCTTGTGCTGCTAATGTTACTGTTACAGGAAATGCAGGCACAACATCTTTAGGTTCAGAAACTGTTTTAGCAGGAGCATTAACAGAAGTAACAGGCAACGCAGGAACTACAGCACAAGGAACAGTAGTAGTACAAGCAGTAGCAGTAGTAGGTGTAAGTGCAGTAGCTTCAACACTAGCTTTAGGTGATGAGGTTGTTACTTGTAATAATAATTTAGACGTTACAGGTGTTTCAGCAACTGGAGAATTAGGTAGTGTAACCACTATAAATAAGGCTGTAGTTGTGCCAACTGGAGTAGAAGGTACTGGAGCAACAACAATAGTCAATGTTTGGGGATTGGTGGATGAATCACAGACACCTAATTATAGTGAAGTTTCAACAACACAGACACCTAATTGGCAAGATGTAGCTTAATTATTTATAATTTTATTAGAGGAAAAAAATGGCAACTTATGTAAATGACCTTAGATTAAAGGAAATAGCAACTGGTGATGAATCAGGAACTTGGGGTACAAGTACTAATACTAACCTTGAGTTGATAGCTGAAGCGTTTAGCTTTGGCACAGAAGCTATTACTACCAATGCAGATACTCATACAACCACAATAGCAGATGGTGCTACTGACCCTGGTAGGTCAATATTTTTAAAATATACAGGCACATTAGATTCAGCCTGTACTATAACTATTGGTCCAAATACAGTATCTAAACTTTGGTTTATTGAAAACGGAACAAGTGGTTCTCAAAATATAATTATAAGTCAAGGTTCAGGTGCAAATATAACTATACCTGCTGGCGATACGAAAATTGTTTATTCTGATGGTGCTGGCTCTGGAGCTGCTGTCGTAGATGCTCTAGCCAGTATTTCTGCTGTTGACTTAAAAGTACAAGACGATTTAACAGTTACAGATGATGCCTCCGTAGGTGGTAATTTAACACTTACAGGTAATGGTGATTTCAACGGAGACTTAGACGTAGACGGAACTACAGAAACAGATGCATTAACTATTAATGGTTCGGCATTTAACTACAAAACTTTTGGTACAGCTTCTTTTATGATTGGAGACACAACCACAGGTACTATTGATGCTGCTAATAATAATACAGGAGTTGGAGTTGATGTTTTTGCAGCTTTAACTTCGGGAGATGATAACTTAGCAGTAGGTAAATCTGCTTTAAATGCAAATACGACAGCAGCAGAAAATACAGCAGTTGGAAGCAATGCAGGTGCTGCAATTACTACAGGAGGTGCTAATACTTTTGTAGGGGCTTATGCAGGACTTGGTACAACAACAGGAACTAATAATGTAGCTTTAGGAAGAACTTCTTTAGAAGCAAATACAACAGGAAGTGATAATGTAGCTATTGGTTATGGTGCTTTAGATTCTAATACAACTGCTTCTGGCAACGTAGGAATTGGTAAGTCAACTTTACAAGCCAATACGACTGGAGAAGATAATGTTGCAATGGGTCAAGGTGCGTTAGGATTAAATACAACAGGCGCACGAAATACAGGCATAGGTGATGCTGCTTTATCAGCAGCTACGACAGCAGACGACAACACCGCAGTAGGTAAGTTTGCTTTATATGCAAATACAACAGGTGCTTTAAATACAGCAGTAGGTGTATCGGCATTACAAGAAAATACAACTGCATCTAGTAATCAAGCATTTGGTAGAAGAGCCTTGTATCTAAATACAACTGGAACAGAAAATAATGCTTTTGGTTATCTAGCGATGGATGCTAATACAACTGGCTCATATAACGTAGCTATGGGTGTAAACGCTTTAGGTGGCAATACAACTGCAAATAACAATACGGCTGTGGGAGCAGGAGCAATGATAGCCAATACTACAGGTGCGCAAAACGCAGCTTTTGGAGCAGCAGCCCTTGATGCTAATACCACAGGAAATAATAATACTGCTTGTGGGTATGAATCATTGGGTAAACTAACAACTGGTACTGATAATGTTGGAGTAGGTAGAGCAGCAGCACTTGATTACACAACTGGTTCTGGCAATGTTGCAGTCGGAGTTGAAGCACTAGAAAATGGTACTACAGGAAGTAATAACGTAGCAATAGGTAAACAAGCTGGAAGAGAGGTAAGTACTGGTGGTAATCTTTTAATGCTTGGTACAAGTTCTGGTAACTCAGGTTCACCTGGAGGTTCTTTAACATCTGGTAATAACGAGGTTACTTTAGGTAATGGCGACCACTCTAAAATAAATGCACAAGTATCAATAACTGTTGCATCTGATGAAAGAGACAAAACAGACTTTCAACCTTTAACTGCTGGCTTAGATTTTGTAAATCAATTAACACCCTATACTTACTATTGGGATAAAAGACATAAGTATATAGATTGGGATGCAAACCCTGATGCAGATTTGAATAGTATTATACATGATGGTACACACAAAGAAGATTGGTTAGATGTGGGTTTCAAAGCACAAGATGTAGTAGCTTTAGAAAAGTCAATAAATCATAATCTATCTGATAAAACTAATCTAACTACTAGCTTATCAGATGATGGCAAACAATATGCTTTGCAATATGAAAAATTTGTACCAATATTAGTAAAAGCAGTACAAGAACTTTCTGCTAAAGTTGAAGAATTAGAAAAACAATAAAAGGAGAATAATATGTCACAAACAGTAACACAATGTCTAACAGCAGCAGAGGATAGTGCTACAGTTATAAATGATGTTAATACTAATGGCAAAAGGTCAACACACATTGGCGGTACAGCAGATACAGATACAGAAATGTCACAAGCTGAAATAAATGAATTGATACAACGTAATGTAGACCATTTAGAAACTATATTAGCTTATCAACCTGTTGATTCAGATGACCCTACACCTAATATAGTGGGTTCATCTTCAAGTAAAAAGACTACTTGTTCTGATGCTATTACAACAGGCAAAGCCTATATTTCAGCTAATTCATAAAAGGAGAAAGAAAATGATGTGGATTAATTTATTTATGTGGGTAACAGCAATTATAGCTATAGCTTCTTTTATAGCTGCTGTAACTCCAACTCCTAGCGGAGATAAATGGTTGGCTAAACTTTATAAGGTTATAGACTTTTGTGCTTTAAATATTGGCAGAGCTAAAGAAATAGCCAGCACCAAAGAAAAAGATGGCGACAGCTAAAGATGCTTTAAATGCGATTGAATCGCATGAAAAAGAATGTAAACTAATCTATAAAAGCATAGATGCTAGGTTAGAAGCTGGCTCTAAAAGATTTGATAAATTAGAAACTATAATATGGGGAGTATATCCTTTCATATTAGTATCATTAATAGCATCAAGGTTTGTAGGATGAGTAGAGCAAAAAAGAAATCAAGAGTTAATGAAGCAGGTAATTATACAAAACCTGGAATGAGAAAACGTATATTTAATAGAATTAAAGCTGGTGGCAAAGGAGGCAAACCTGGACAATGGTCAGCTCGTAAAGCACAAATGTTAGCCAAAGCTTATAAAAAGGCTGGTGGTGGATATAAATAAAAGGATTAAATATTGTGGCGTATTTAATATCAAACATACCTCAATTCAAATGTTGGGTGAGAAAAGAATTTACTTGCAATCATCAAAGATATCATGGTGAATTTATTCACGCATTGGCAATAGCAGTCAATACTATACCTGACAGGTCTTTAAGTTTTCAGGTTGTTTTTACAGGTTGCGAGATAGATAGTGAAGAAGATATGCCTAATATACATGGTGGAGCTATGTGGGCAAGAATGCCAATACAAGCTTTAGTTGCAGATATTCCTGTTGAAGAATGGGCATTACCTATGGAGGACCATTTAGCACAGCCTTGGGATTGTGAATCTAGAGAACATTCTGTTGTTGTTATGGACAGAGTAAGTTCTAGTCCTTGGATTTGTAAAATTAATAATGACTTTTATCAGGGTAAATATTTATTTACAGTAGATTACACCGATAATTCTATAGCTGATGACCCTGCACAACATAAACAATCTCATGTTCTTTATATAACTGAAGATTGTGAATGGAAAGGCAATTTAGTTGCTTTACCTAACAATAGAGTCAGAGCTACAAGTCCTGCTTTATGGAGGACTGGAGAAGGTCCACCAGACTTTGCACCATCTCAATACATACATTCTGCTGAAGGGCATGAAAGTTATTTAGACCCTTTAATTACATTTAATAATTTGTATAGTGAGGGTTTTGATAATGAAGAGGAATAGAGAGCCAAAAAAGGGTACAGGCAAAAAACCTAAAGGTAGCAGCAGAAGACTGTATACAGACGAAAATCCTAAAGATACTGTAAGTATCAAATATGCTACACCAGCAGATGCTAGAGCTACTGTTGCTAAAGTAAAAAAAATTAACAAACCTTTTGCAAGAAAAATACAAATACTTACTGTTCTAGAACAAAGAGCAAAAGTACAAGGCAAAACACAACAAGCTGCTATTGCTAAAAAAGGTAAAGAAGCTATAAGAAAAAAAGAAGGTAAATAATGCCATTAAAGAAATCACAAAGAAGTTTAAAAAAATGGACAGGACAAGATTGGACCACTCCTAGTGGCAAGAAGTCTTCTGAAACTGGTGAAGTATATGCACCTAAAGCACAGATAAAAAGATTAAAGTCTACACCTAAAGGTAGAAGTAAATTAGCAAGAGCTAATAGAAAAAAAAGAGCAGCTACTAGAGCAGGCAAACAACACGCAAGACATGGTTTGCATAAAGGTAAAAATAGATAACATAGGAGTAAATAATGGCAGATGAACAATATCCATCAAGTAGGTTCGGTGGTGACATGGATAGAAATGAGGTAGAAATAGACCTTAATAAGTTCATGGAACTTTTACAAGAAAAGTCTGAACTTAAAGATAGAATTAGAGAGTTAGAAGACGAATACAATCGTAATCCTTTTCAAAAGTTTATATTTGTTGCAGAAGCATTAGATAGCTGGAGATTAATACCTAGAGCATTTTTAGGTGTGTATATGTATCTTCTTTACTACACTACGTTTTGGTTTATGGATTTATCTGACCCTACGTTTGAACAATCAGGCTTGATTTCTATAGTTGTAGGTGCAGGTGCAGCTTGGTTTGGTTTGTATACTAATAGTCATAAATCCAAAAGCGATTTTAAACCACCAAAATAATGGAAGTATTTGAACTCATAGCAGAAGTAGGCTTGCCGATAGCAAGTGGTCTGATTATGGGTTTTTTTATTTTTATGGTTATGAAACAGATGATGGATGGTCTTGTAGATGAAATAAAAACAATACAAGGCATATCTAAAATGTTAATAACTAGAGCTTCTATAATGAATAATGACATGATTCGTATAGATGTGAGTGTCTCAAGTGCTTTAAATCTAGCACCAGACTTAGACAGAATATCAAGGGCAGAAAACTTTGTAGAAGATGGAAAGATAGACGCTAGGAGAGATTAGTGGATATCGTACAAATCATAGCGGATTTTGGTTTTCCTGTAGTTATGGTTGTTGGATTAGGATATTTTGTTTTTTTTGTTTGGACCACTATTACAGAAAAAATAGACCCTTCAGTAGAAGAGATGAAAGCAACTATTATACGTTTAACTGACCAGCTAAGATTGTTAGACCAAGATATGATTAGACTGCAACAAAAGGTTAATACTGTTTTAGAAGTCAGGGAGAAAGAGGGGAGACATGAAACAGCAGAATCAAAAAATAAAAAGCAAGAAGGAATTACAAGAGTTGATTAAGCAACAACAGGATAGACGTAATGGATAAAGCAAGAATTAAACAAATAAAAAAAGAACAACTTGTATCAATAGACAATGTAATATTTGAACCTTTGCCAAGAGACAAATATATCTATGAATATACAAATGCAGAGTTTGAAAAAGATTTTATACAGCTAGATAAGATAATTAGAAGAGCATCTTTGTTTGTAATATTTTTGACTGTAGCAGGAATGTTTTTTTCAATTTATTTAATCTAATGGATAGAGGAAAAAAAAAGGTAATACTTTTAATTTGCCTATTAGGTCTTGCTAATTTAGTGTTAATTTCTTTAACGCTTAATGCTGATGAAATGACACACAAATTTAAAAATCCTAGTTTTTCTGGACAAGGCACATCTAGTCATTATTTAACTATAGAAAATCAAGAGTTCAATAGAAAAGAAGCTATAAGAGAAGAGATTAAAGCCTATCAAGAAGATTTAGAACGTGAGGCAGAAAATACTACACTAGCACGTTTTATTCGTAATTT